CGTAGCTGTGCAGGTCAAACTCGTAGCCTGCAAGTTGCCCGCTTTCAAACTTAATCTTTGCGTTCGTTCCTTCTATCATATACTTCGTTGTTTTCCCGTCCGCTTCTTTCGCGTTAAGGTCAAACATCGTATTGTCGATGAAGGTAATCTTATCCGTACCCAATGCCGTAACCGTGCCTATACGTCCCGGTTTGATGTTGGTATAGTTCTTCTCGTTTTCCTTTATCCCGTAGGCGGCTATTGATTCCGCATCTTCCAAATAGGAAGTAAGGCGCGTAGTTCCGGGAAGGCATAGCTTTGTATGCCCGTAGTTCTTGCCTAAATTCTCCGTTCCGCCGTAAATGAAAAGGCGGTTTGTTATCCCGGCATTGTTCACGTTGGTACGGCTAAGCTGGTACAGACCACGCCCGCGCCCGTACTTCAACGTGAAAGTATGCGTTATTCCCGCTTTGGCTTTTATGTTGAGCGTATTGGTCTTCCCGTCGCTGGTTATCTCAAATTCTACGCCGTAGTTGGTACAGTGTTCCTGCAATGCCGCCAAACAATTCTTTTCGGTGGCTGTAAAGTTTGTGTACTCCGTATCTTTGGGATAGTTCCCCAGCTTCCAAAGCCCCGGATATACGCGGCTTATGTTCCACATCAATACTTCCAAATGCCCGCCCAAATCCGAGTAGAACGTATCGCCGTAGCAATCTTCGGGCAAATGGTACTGAACATCTATAAGGTCGTATTGCGCCCCTTCTAAGGTCAGTTCGTAGGTATAGTTCCTTTCGCCGTTCTTGGTTATTTGCGGAAGCTGGTTAAGTTTGTACTTCTTGCCGTATATCAGCGTGGTATCGCCTATCATCAAATCCAAAGGCGTAGCGGTGGTTATGGTAATACTTACCACGTCCTCGGAAAGCAAGGCGATTTTTTGCGTCGCCTTGCTTACTGCGCTTATATTCTTCCTGCTGAATAACGGTGTTTTGCTTCCGTCGGCATGGTTTATTATAATCTGTTCCATACTACAATACCGTTAGTTTCAAAGTCCGTTATGTCTTCAATTACCCCGGCTACAATTATGTAATAAATTCCGTTATCCGTGTAGGTGTGGCTAATGGCGTTCTTTCCGGTGCAATCCCCGTAAACGTCTGTATCTACCGTACCATCGCCCCAATAGATATTAACCATCTTATCCGATTTGAAAGCTACGCTTACCGAAGCCGAACCGCTGTTTAATCGCTGGTGTCTTACGACACGCTTAACCGGGTCGGGTTCTTTCAGCTTCAGGGAGAAAGTACCTATCATTTTATCATCGTGCCAGCGTTTGGAAGGGGCTACCCCGTCTTCGCAGTAAACCTCGTAAACAAGCGGTTTAGTTGGGTGTATGGAAATCATAAGACGCTGTGTGCCGTCCTGCCGGAAACGGTCATACAAGGTATTAACCCGTTCTACAAAATCCATTTTGCCGGAAGCCTTTAGCCAGCAATTAAGCGTTATTTCGCGTTCTTGGTATCGCTTTTCGGTAAGGTCTATAACTTTCCCGTGATAGTCCGCCCAATCAACGGAAGCCGGGGTTTTCAGTTTGGGAAGGTCAAGAACGCCCGTAGAACTTTCTACGCGTATTCCGAAATCGCGGAAGTTCTTACCATCCAAATAATATTCAAGCTGTGCAACGGAGTTAAGTTCTTCGCCTATTTCCGCGTCGCTCAATACGACGTTATACACCTTCACGCTGTCTAAATCGGCGTAACCGTAACCTATGCCGTAAATGTCTTGTATTAACGCTATCCCGGTAAGCGTGGAAGGCAGTACAATCGTTTCTATTAACTGCGTGTCTAAATAAACCAAAACTCTGTTACCGGACTTCTTTATAGCGAAGAAGCCCCAGCTATCCGGTTCTACGTCTATCCAAAAGGCGCGGTAGCCTTCCACTTGGTCGGTATTGCAGAACAACCCTATTCTTTTGCCCGTATAGCCGTCCGGGTATTTATTGGCTTTTACCCATGCCAATATGGTAAAACTGCCGGATAGGGGTACAACGTTATAGTTTACGTCTGCATATCCTTCGCCGTCAAAATTTATGCAGTTTCCCTGCTTACCTGCTACAAAACTGCAATCTACTACGGTTGCGTCGTGGCGGTTCTGCGCAAAGTCGTATGCAACGGTAGAACCGTTCGCTTCGTCGAAAGGTAAGTCTAAAATTAAATTCTGTTCTAATGCCATAACTGCTAACGTTTATCAATTACTTTTATATTCGCGTTGCCGGAAGCCCGGTTAATGCACTCCCCGCCGTGTTGGAAGACAGTAACCTTTGCCGTCCCGCTTGCTGTTATCTCCACTTTTGTCCGGCTGGTTATGTCAATGCAGACAAAGGCGTTATCTTCAACCTCTACAACCAGCTTTGTATCATCCCGCGCCCATACTTGCGCCGCGCAGAACCCCGAAAACCGGGCTTTGCCTTCCGATGTCCCGAAAGCTACAATACGGCGCATGTCTGCAACGCTGAAAGGTTCGTCGATGAACACGCCGTAATGTTCATGCAAGCCTTTGAACTCCGCACGCAGTTCCGCGCTGGGGAAATCGTTGTCAAAAACAAAATCAAGCCCTTTCACAAAAAGCGTCAGAAGCCTTTCTTTTGATGTCGCCCGAAGAATGAAGCTATACCATTCCGAGCAAATGCCCTTAGCCTGCGCTTCGGCGGCTAAAGCCCTTTTCAATTCTTCAAAACTCATATTCCGTTGTTAATCGGTTATGCCCTGCGAACGTAAATCATCCGTAGGGGTGTTGGTAATCTTGTTTATTATGGTAAGCAGCCGCCCGCTTATCACGCCTAACGTGGTGTCCATGTTCGCAAGGTGCGTAAGCTGTTGCCGCAAAAGTTGGAGCGATGTTACTTGGTTTACCCGTACCGCGTTCGTTTGCCCAGCCAAAAGGTCTATACTTTCTTGGCTTGCGCCCTTTATTGCACCGCTTAACGTGCTGGGGTCGTCTTCGTCCAACTGTTCAAATAGGTCTTTGTACATATCCATAGCAGCGGCAAAGTTCGCCCCGGCTGCTTGTATGGCTTGTTTGAAACGCGCCTGTTCCGTTTCCGTCAATCCGTTAAAAGAACCGTTTCCTTCTTCATCAAACCCCATGTCTTTTTGAAGCTGCTTTATAGCCTTCTGTAAGGGTTGTTCTAAGAACTGTAATTTTAAGGCGTTTACAACGGCGTTTTTTATCACGTCGTTTGCTACTTCTCCGAAAGCCTTAGCCGCGTTTTCCCCACCTTCAAAGGCTTCTACCAGCGCGTTTGCCAATTCGTCCGCCAATTCCGTAGCCGAAGTTTGCGTAATGCTCTCGGTAATCTCTTTTATTAGGTCTTCTATCTGCCTTCCGGCTTCGGCGTATTGCTCCCTAAATTCGTCCACTCTGCCCCAATCGGTTTTCTTCTTGCTGATTTCATCGTTTATCATGCCTTGTATCTCGTTCTGCTGGGCGCGCAGGTTCTGTATCATGGCATTTTGGTTCTGATAAACGGTTTCGCCCAAAGCACTATCTACGGCGTGTTCCAATGCGTTATAGGCATAGCCTAATTTGGTAACGGCTTCTTGGTGTTTCTTTATGGACTTCTCGGCTTTCCGGTCGCGGGTGTTGAATAGGTCGAAGGCGGAAGAAAGGAAGCCTACCGCACCGGAAACCATTTGTACCGGGTTCATGCTTGCGTAACCTGCGGCGAACTGTCCTGCACCTTCAAGCATTCCGCCGATGTCCCCTAAAATAGCGTCCGTTTCTTCGTCCATTGAAACACCCATTTTCTTTATTCCGCTTATAACGCTGTCAAATGCCCCGGAAACAAGGTCTATGCTGCTTCCTATGCTTTTAAAGGATTCCTTAAAAGCTGCTGAAACGCTTTTCGTCGTGCCTTCTTCCTTTGACAATGCGGCGTTAAGCACGGCTAACTGTTCTTCGCCTTCTACGGTCAGCTTTATTGTAGCTTTCTGTTTGTTGAGTTCGGCTATCTTCCGGCGCAGGTAATCAACATAGGAAGAACCTTCGCTAAGAAGTTCCGCGAACGCTTCTTTTGCCGCGCCTGCTAATATTTCGTCGCCGCTGTTTATGGTGTCCGTATAGGCTTGGTACTGCTTTTTCCTTTCTTCCAAACTCTTAACAAACGGGTCGTCACTTTCTAATAGTTTGTCGGCTTTCATGGCGGCACGCAATTCCGCTAAGCTGTCCTTCAAAGCGAGGAAGGGGTTACGTTCGTGTAATTCGTCCTTCGCTTTCTCCAACTGGTCGTTAATGGCTTTCAAGTCTGCCGGGTTGAACTGTGCGGAAAGTGATACCTTCTTGCTGTTTATGTCTGTAATCAGCTTGTTTATCGTGTTGGTCGTAAGTGTGCTTAGGTCGCTGAAAAGCTGGTTCCAGCTATCGGAAGCCATAAGGCGGGAAGCTGCAAGTTTGCTTAACTCGGCTTGTTCCTTCGCGTTTATTTGCGCTATCATCGCTATATTGCCCTGTTTTTCGGCTTCAACACGTTGCGCCGCGTACGTCTTCATTATTTCGGTCTGTTGCTGCTGGTACGTCTTGTATTGCTGCAAAAGCTGGTCGTATTGCTCGTTTCCGGTCAGCTTTGAATACTCCGCCCGTTTCTTTTCCAATGCGGCTAAAGCGGCTTCGGCTACTTGTTTGTCCTTGCTGGTAGTGGCTTTGGCTAACTTATCCGTAATCGCTTGTTTCTTCCATGCGTAGCTTTCTTCAAAATCCAGTTTATCGGACAAATACCCGGCGTATTCCCTTAGCAACTGTTTGGTTTCTTCCTTAGCTTGTTTTACGGTGTCTTTTTTGGCGTCGTCTATAATATCCTTCTTGGCGTTATCCACGTCGGAATTATCGCCGCTAAGTTCCTTCCTTCGTTGTTCCAGCAGGTCTAAACGTGCGCCTATTGTTTGACATGCCGCTAATTCTTCTTGCAGCTTTTTGTCAAAGTCCGAAATAACCGCTTCCTTCGTGGTCTTGGCTATTTCGTTGTTAAGCGTGCTAAGGTTCTTTAGGTCGGTTGTTGTCTTGGTTGCTTTCGCCTGAATATCCGCGCGTTTCTTTTCCAGATAATCGAGGTAGCTTGTACCTTCCTTCAACAATGTGGCAAACTCGGTGTTTGCTGCCTTTCTCAACGTTTCGTCTTTGCTTGTGACCCATTTTAAATAATCCGCATACTTTTCTTTTCGCTTCGTCAGCATTTCTAAATACGGGTCTTTTTCTTTCTTACTCGTAAGGCTTATCCGGTTTACTTCCTTCTGCTGTGCTTCTATCTGTTTTTTCAAGCTGGCACGTTCTTTGTCAGAACCAGCCTTCTTGTATAGTTCCTGCAACCGTGCCAACTCCTTTTCGGCTGCTTCCACGCTTCCGGCTATAATTTGCCCGGCTTGGTTGCCTATCTGCGCTAATATCTGCTTTTCCTGCTGGGTAAAGTTTACTTGCAGGTTGATAAGTTTGTTATATTCGGCTTCGGCTTTCTCTAATGTTTCTTCGGCTTCTTTCCATGTGTCGCTTTTCTCCAATACCGTACCTTTCCGTTTTACCCCGTACCCGTCCGTATATGTGCCTTTTTTAGAAACGTATGCTTTAGGGGTTGCATCCAGCTTGTTTTGCGCTTCTATTACAGCCTTATACTTTTCTATCGCAAGTTCGCTTGTAGCGGTGGCTTTAGCCCGCAACATCATCGCTTCAACAAATTTAGAACTGTTACTAACTAATAATTCTTCGGCTTCCTTCGCGTCACGGACTGAAAAGCCTAATTCTTTGAATTTGTCGGCATTGTTCTGTACCCATTTTTCGCGTTCTTTCAGTGATCCGCTAAGGCTAATCCATTCCGTTTGCAATGCCCGGTAAGCCGCTACGGGTTTCCCGGCTGCTTCCGATACCTTCTTGTTAAATTCTTCTTGTGCTTTCTTGGCTTCCGCCTGCTTGCTTTGAAGTTTAGAAAGTGCCGCTATAATTACGGTAATAGCGACGGAAAGCCCCAAAGTTAGCGTAGCCATCAACGCTTTTGCAGCAATGGTTGAACCTCCTAAAGCTATGGTTAGCTTGTTGGTTGCCGCCGCTAACAGTTCCTTTGCTTTCGCTACGGTCGTAAGCATAAAGGCACTATCCTTGTTTATAGTGTTCGCTACTTGCTGCAAACCTATCGTAATGCTCATAAGGCTTTGAACCTTTAGCATTACTTTCTGCAAATTTTCGTTTTCTCCGGCGAACAACGCTACCGCGCCTTGTGCCGCACTGAACGCGCCTACTACGCCGCTAAGCCCGGAAATCATACCCTGCAATCCCCGGTTGTCATGGGAGAATATACGCGCTTGTGTCGTAGCGTCACCTATCGCATCGGTAAGCCGTCCGGCTTCCTGCTGCAACTTCTTGAAGGCTTCCGTTCCGCGTTGTCCGTTGGCTTCCAAAAGTGCAAGTTCTTCGCGAACGTTGCGTAGCTGGGTTCGTAGTGAAATCTGTGTGCTCACGTTCTTCTCGGCTGCTTCCTTTTGCTTCTTCAATGCCTTTTCTTCTTGCAGAAGCTGGTCGGCGGAAGCCTGCGCTTCGTTAATCAGTTTTTCGCGTAGGGTTATTTCCGATTGTATGTTTTTTGCGGCTTCCGTGTAACGTCGGTAGTCCGCATCCCGCGCTTCGCTGAAAGCCTTTGCAGCTTCTGAACTTAACCGTTTGTATTCTTCCTGCAACTTAGCTAATGAAGCCTTGTTCGTATCTACAATCCGGTCAATATCTGCAAAGCCTTTTTCAATAGCGGCGGCTGCATTCTCAAAGGCTCTATCTATGCCTTTGCCGCCGGAAATTGCCGCCGTACTAAAATTCTGTATTGCCTTCTTGCTTTCGTTAAGTACCGATAACAACTTATCGTTGCTTCCCGAAATCTCAAAGGACAAACCGCCACCTTGTATGTTCATTATCGGTTAAGTTTATTTATTAAGTCCAATACTTCGCCCGCGTTTTCTTCGGTAAGCACTACTTCCGTCGTTCCCGGTTTCGTGTCTTCTTCCTCTGCTCCCGGTGCATCTACTATCATTCTCTGAACCGTTCCCCACGAAATCCCGTGTAGAAGGTAATCCAACGTCCAGCCGAAGTGCGCGCAAACCGACCCCCGGCGACCGTGTGGGCTTTTTAGCCCGGTTGCTCTATAAGTTGTGTCGGGTCGCTTGTGCGCGTTGCGCTCATCAATCTTATAGAGTTTATAAAATCCCCTAAATTGCTTACGTTGGTAATCAATATCGCGAGCGTAAGAAGTTGGGAAGGCGTTACGGTATGAAGGAAAAGGGAAGTAAGCCGGGCTAAGCGGGTTTCATTGGGCTTGCGTACCAAATAGCCACCTTTGTCCGTTACGTCGTAATAGTCTTCGCCCAATACTGCAACCGCTACTACCTGCGCAAGTTTCCGGGCTTCCTGCGCTGCCATTTTCTTTGCGGTCTTGAAATAGTCTTCGTCGCCCAATTTGGTTTCGTCTATCGACATTTGCAGCCAAAGCGCGCTAAGTCGGTCAAGCGTTGCCAGCGTAGGCTCTTGAACCCGGAATACTTTCTTTTCGGTAATCTTTTCGCGTTTACGGAAGAAGCCCAATAAGCCGGGCTTCCGGCGGGTATAGGTTACTTCAACGTCAAACGTTATGCCTTCGCCTATCATCTGCCTTAATTCGCTTTGTTCGCGTTCTAAGGCTTCTAACTTATCGTTGTAGTCCATTGTCTGAATATAAAAGAAGCCCCGAAAACAAAGTAAACGGGGCTTCCGGTTAATGAAAATGATGTTATCAATCCGGTATTAAGAAGAAACGGAAGCCGTAGAAGCTGAAACTTTGCCTACTGCCATTTTCTTTAACCCCGAAGTAGTGGGTTTCATAACAGTTCCCGTAACCTCAATAAGAAGCAAGCCCTTTTTGCTGAACTCGCCGTTAATTTTGGCTACAAGTTTCATACGTGGAACTTGGAACTTCAAACCTTTCTTCGGAAGGATGATAATAGATTCCTCTACGGTGTTTACCGCATCGGGATAACTCCAAACGTCGGAAGCTATTTCGCCCCCGAAAAGCCGTTTAAGTACGGGAAGGTCGGGGTTCATGATTGAGAAGGAAAAGGTTATTTTGCCCTGCTTCTCTACGGTTTCTACCGGGTCGTCTTCTTCCTCTGCGTAGAACTCGGTTACTTCCGGGTCTTCCTGCGACATTTTGCAGGTATCTTCGTAGGTAAGTCCGAATGCCGTATAGCCCGTTTCGGTAAAGTTCAAAGCCGTAGGTTCTCCCACCTTACCCAAAATCTTGGAAAGACCCAATGTTACTAATGTTGCCATACTGATAAAAATTTAATGAATATTCCAACTTATTCTAATGTTCCGGTAATGCTGGTTTACTTCAAGCTCTTTTATTACGATGTCGCTCTCTATCCAATATTCGAGGTCTGCAATGTTTTGCGCGTCCAAATAGGCTACAAGCGCGTCGCCGATGGTTCGCAAGCGTTCCCTATCTGCCTTGCGCTGTTCTTTACCCTTAATCCGCAGCTTCAAATCCTTCGCGTAAATATTCACGTTGGAAGTACCCGTTTGCGGTTTGTCGTGCGTTACCGTAATGGTGTTTATCACGATGTCTTCGGCTTCGCTGTCGTCCGGTCTTTCGCCTTGTGTGAAAACGCCGCCGTTTATAACAACTTTGCCGGAAGTGACCGCTTCCGAAACAATCTTAAAAAGAATGTCGTCCGTATCTATGCTGCTGCAATGTTTCATTTGAACGCGTCTTTAATGTTAGTAACTAAATCTGCAAGTTCCTTAGCTATGGCTTTTTCGGCTTGTTTCTCGGCGGAAGTAAGAACATCGCGCCCTTTGCTTTCCACGTGAACGGCGTAGTTCATTCCGGCTACTACAACCAGCGTATAACCGTCGGTATAGTTTTCGCCGATCTGCTGGGCTAAACGTTGTCCTTCGTGTACTCCGACGTGACCGCCCTTTACCGCTTCAAAGGCGATATTAACGGGCTTGCCGTCTTTGAAGACTACGTAGCCAATTGAAGACCGTAAGTTTCCGGTACGGTCTGTAAAACCGCGTTCCGGCGGTATGGTCTTCGCCATGCTTACGGCTTCTTCCCCTATACGGCAAAGGCTTTCTATTATCTGCCTTTCCACTTCAAGAAGGAAGGCTTTAAACATGCCGTCTATATCTCCCGTGAATTTCGCTTCTAAACCCATAGCCTGCAATGCAAACGCCCTTTATCGAATTTCAAGCACACGCCGGAAATCCTAATTATTCCCGAAATCTTAGCTTCTTCCATTGTTTCTTGGTTAAGCAACTGTGAAGGCTCTAACGGCTCATCCGCTACCGCTATTTCCATGCCTTCGGGTATGCGCTGCACGCCTTTAGGTATCTGTATTAGCGAAGCGAACGTAACAAACTTCCCGTTCGCGGCTTGTATCTGCGTACCCTTCCCGTTGGTTTCCTCGCGGCAAACGCTGTGTAGCGTCCATTCCGCGCCGGAAGCCTGCCAACTACCGTTAGCGTCCTGCACGGCTTCGCCGTTGCTTGTACGCTTGTATAGGTAATGCGGGTATTGTCTGCTTGCTACGTCCGTTACCATCTGTTACTTCTGTTTCTGACCTTCGGCGTAGTAACCGGGGTTATGCCCAATTCGCCGCAAGTCTGGTTATACCAAAACTTTATAGCTTCCCAGTTCCAACTTACGGAATACCCCCCTTCGCTGACGTTGGCAAGTGGTATGATAGTCCCAAATTCGGCGCAAAGCGCACGTTTGGCGGTTACTACATCTACCGCTTCTTCCGGGTTGGGGATTGTATTCTGCTGGTTGGCTAAAATTAGCTCCACGTCCGCGCTTTCAATGTCGAAACGCGCCGTAGTCCGGGTAAACCATTCTTTGTACGTCATAAGCTAAGTTATTAACCGGAAAGACCGCTAAGCCTTTCCGGTATCGGTTAGTGATTCCATGTGTTGCTGTCGGTAGCCATCAACCAAGAACGAGAAGAAGAAAGCCACGCCGGGAAAGCGTTTGCGATACCCATAGTAACCTCTTCCAAAGGTTCTTCGTTAGCGAACTTCTTTATAAGGGTGTGACCGTTCAAAGCCTTAATCGCTACTGAACCTTTTACGTTCATGTCTGCGGGCTTCTTCCAGTAAGTTTGTCCCAATACTTTGCTTTCTGTGAACAGTACCACGTTCTCGGTAAACGGGTTTCCGGTGTATCTGTCACCGTTGGGAAGTTCTACGGTAATATCTTGGTCAATCACAACAAGTTGCAAGCCCTTCAAGTAGGGAAGCGTTTTCATTGCGCTGTTTACTTGTTCAAGGCTTGGCGTTTGCTGGAGGTTCAAGGCGTTCACGGCGAAAGAAGCGCAGATTTTCTGTACTTCTGCGGTTTCCGCGAAAGTCGCGAACGTGTCAAGGGACATAAACGCGAATTTCAAAGATACGCCCTCTTTCTTCGCTGCCTTTACAACGTTCTTGAAGTCCTTAGATATAGGTTTCGCGGAAGCGGAAGTAGCCCAAGAAGCCGAGCCGGTTTGGAAGCCTAACTTTCTTTCGGCTGGGATTTGGTAATCTACATCGTATTCGCTGATTACTGAACCGTTGTTTTCGTTGGTAAGTGTAATCTTACCCAAAGAGATTTCCTGCAAAGCCATCCATTCCAAACGGGCGGCTACTGCCGTCCAGCAGAAATTAGTGTCTTCTGCCCATGCTTCAACCAATGCGCGAAGGTCGGGGTTCTGCGAAGTCATGGCTAACATTACTTCGTAGTCCGTAAGTTCGTCTTCGTTCTTGGTACGCTTTACGGCAATTTTCGGGATGTCCCCCTGCAAACGTGCAATCGCATCGCGGGTCTTTTTGTCAATTGTCGCCCCGCGTGCCACCAAGTCGGCGGCTATTTTAAGCCCTACCTGCGCTTCCAAAGCCTTCCATGTCAAGGTATAAGTTTCCTTCAACGGGAAAAGCGTAGGATAGTAGTAGGGCTTCAAATCGTAAGTATTAATCACGGCTTGCATATCTTTCTCTACAAGACCGCGCATTAAAGTCTTAATCATAACTTAGAGCCCAATTAAATTAAACTGATACCGGGTAAAGCGGCTTTAATGTCGTCGCTTACTGCCGGGATAACACTCTCTTTGAACTGCCCGATAGTAACCGCTGTTACAAAGTGGTTATTAAGGGCTTCCACGTCGTAGCTGTCGCCCGTCATGGCTTTAGGCACGTACTTGAACGCGCTTGTAGTGTCCGCGCTTTCAGCGGCGGCAAGTACAAGGGCTGCGCCTGCTGTGGCGGCTTCTCCTAAAGTAGTGCCTACGTTGATGGTGTCGTAAAGCGTTTCCGACGTGTTGATAGATGTAATCTTGTAAGCCTTTGCGCCTACCTTCAACATGATAAAATCGCCTACTTTGAAATGATGTCCTTTCGCCACCTTGTAGGCTTTTGTAGTGGCGGTAGCGTCTTCGGTAAGCCTTGCGGTCTTTACTACGTGGTAAAGCCCGGCAGCGTCTTTGCCGCCTAATGCCGTCCCTTCCTGCAAAATACCGCCCGCAACCAATTCGGAAGAGCAAACGGTAACGCCGTTAGGAATGTCCGCCAGCATGTGCGTACAAGCGTGTACTACACGTTTGTCCTGCTTTCTGTCTATCTTCAATCCCATTGTAAAGAATGAATTTACGGTTAAACTTCTTTGCCCGTTAAGGCTGTCTTACTCTCGGTTTGCGCTTTGATGTAGTCTGCTACGCCACTGCTTACGCCTTCTTTGTTCACGGCTCCAAAAATCGGCTTATCGTGTCCTTGCAGTCCTGCGTCTGCGCGTTCTTGCGCTAAGGCTGCGATGTCGCCTTTCGCTTCGGTCAAGTAGCTGTTGAAATCTTCGTCGCTCGCAAAGGTGTTAGCCCGGTCGAAGTTCTTTAACATCACGTCGCGGGTCTTTCCCTCAATCTTCGCGTTGTCCAATTCCGCTACAAATAGTTCACGTCGCGAAGCAGCCGCCTTATTTGCGTTAATCTCGGTAATGCTACTTTGCACGCCCGAAAGTTTTTCATCAATAAGTTTGCTGATCGCGTCAAGCGTTATCGCTCCGCCTGCTGGTGGCGTGGGTGGTGTCGGCGGTGTTTGCTTTCCCTTTTCCACAAAATCGTACTTTTCTTTCAGTCCGTTTTCGTAGGTTTGGTTCGCTTTGCTTATTTCCGCGTCTGCAACCTTACGCCAATCTGTTACGTACTGGCTAACTTTGTCGGCGGTAAGTTTATCTACAACTCCGTTAGCTTCTTCTATGGTAGCGACTTGTAAGCCGATAGCGGCTGCCAAATGCTGTAACCCGTCTTTGCGCACGCCTTGGAACTTTGCCACAAGTAGTGCTAAGATTTGTTCTTGTAATTCGTTCATAAACTATTTTGTTAAACCGAAGCAAAGGTAGCGTATTAAGGTAATACGGATTAAGAAATAGGAAGCAAACACTTCACCGAAACTTCCAATTTTGAAAAAGAGTAGGCGGTGAGAAATAGGCGTATAAAACCGCCGCATTGCCTGTTCATTTGCCCGACATTGAAATTAATTAGCTTCTGCGTGTGTTTAGTAGTCGGTAATACGGACGCGCTTTAAATCGCTTCATTTCCCCTTTGCGTTTTTCTCTCGCGCACACCATTAAGAAGAAGAGAAAGATAATTATTAAATCATATCATTACATATCATATCAATGTTGTTTTCGGTTGTTTTCGCTTGTTTTTTCAACCCTTCGGTTGTTTCGGTTGAAAAATCAACCGCTCGGTTGTTTGGGTTGTTTTGGCTTGTTTCCTCGGTTTCCGTATTCTTTTTCTTCTTTCGTGCGTTCTGATTACCTTTAGGCGCGCCCCCTAATTTGCCGTTAGCTTTATTCAACTGCACTGTTTCCGCGTAACGCTTGTTATCAGCTTCAAGACGTTTTCGGATGGGTGCAAATGCTATCCTAACGGTTTTGTTCGCCGTCATTGCTTCCAAATCTTCCTCAGCCTTCGTCCGTATAGCTTCGTTTTCGCTCTCTAATTGGTTATAGGCTCTAATCGCGCGGAACAACATAGCCGTTTCTTCGTCGTCAAGTTCATCAAGCACTGAAAGCAAATCCATATATAATACGAATGAATTTTTATCGCCCATGATAGGTATATTTTAGGGACACGCCCGAAGGCGCGCCCCGGTTAGTTAATAACTTTCTTCTTGTTCTTTGTATGCCAAACAAAAGGCTTTTTCTACAATCGCGTTGCAAGCGAAAGGCGAAGCCGCAAGTATGGAAATATCCACTACCTTACATTCTTCGTTTTCTTTTTCTATACGCTCTTTTATCTTGCTGTTTATCCATGCGGTAATAACGACCTTAGCCGTATCCACGTCGCGTGTTTTTACAACAAAATCGTAGTTCTGCTTATTCGGTTCTTCTTCGTCTTCCGATTGTATTACTACGTCGGCTTCAACCTTGTAATACTTCGTATCGTTGCGCTGATCTTCCCCGTCGTTGCTTTCTTCGCCTTCTTCGTTTGCGCCTTCCTGCGCTTCAACGTGTTTCCGCAGGCGGTCGTTAAGAATTATAATCCTATCCATCAACTTTATGCCCACTATGTCGAACGGCTGGGTAAAATTCAATTCTATATAGTCGGTCGCAACCTCATAGGCTTTTATTATGTTTTGCGCCTGCAATATGAAGTTATGCCGCTTACCGCCAATGGTAGCGGAAATCTTGAACGGGTAAAGGCTGGTTCGCTTGTTTTCGTAAGCGAGTCTTCGTTGGTTGCTTACTTCCACTTCTTTAACGTCTTCGCTTTGCAGATAGAAATTTATCTCGGTCGCCAAATCGTTATCTATATATTTCCCGCGCTCAAACAGAATTTCGTTGCGCTCAATAGTTACAACCTCTCCCGTATCATCGTCCACAAAGTCCTCGTTCCATGTGCGCAAAACATTTGTCGCTAAGTATTTTCCTATTATCCGGCGTATGTCCGAAGTTTTGAAGCGTACTTCGTCTTTCCGGGTCTGTATTTTTTCGTTCTGTTTCATATCCTATCCGCGTTAAAGTCTTTTGAGGGTTTGAAAACAACAACCTTACGGGCTGGAACTAATAGGGTTTCGCCCGTATTTATGTTCCGGGCTGGTTTCGCCTTGCGTTGCTTCGTTTGGAAAGTACCGAATCCGCGAATAGTTACCGTATCGCCGCCCGTCACTTCGTCCCGAATAACATCAAATGTACGTTCTAATACTTCCTTTACTTGATAGCTGTTTAATCCGGTCTGTTCCGCTACCGAGTTCACTAATTCCTGCTTTGTCATAGCTTCTCAATTAAAATTTGTTCGTATAAGTCTGTAAATTGGTTGCCCGCGTACCGTGCCAAACGTGAAGCGTAGAAGCAAAGCCGAGAGCCGATACTCGCATCCGAATACGTAGCCGCGTTAACCGTAATCGCGAACGAAAGCCCGGCAGAACCTTTGCCTTTCGCGTTTTCTTGTATATAGAAGTAAGGGTAGTATTTGTATTGGTCGGTATTGTTCCAATCCGGTTTCCAGCCTTCGTTAAGTGCTGCGGCAATAGTTTCCAATTTGCGGCGTGCTATTTCGTCCGATCTGAAGCCTTGCGCCTTCGCGTTTTGTTCGTTTATCGGTTCTACGCCTAATACCTTACATGCGTCTTCGTAGGTCTTTACCCGGTCGGTTATTTCCTCGTAGTCTTCTTCCTTGTAGAAGTAATCGAAAATACTACCGTTCCCTTCGTCTTCGGTAAGTTTCTTTACGGTGTCTTGCGCTTCTTCTACGTTGTCGTATCTGCCTTGTAAATTCTCGTTCCCGTTCTCTTTTCTGTATAAACAAATCTTTTTCATGTCACTAAAATTTAAATATTAAAATAATGTTCCCTGCTTGGGCTTGTGCGCGTCTTCGTAAAGTATGCGCCTTTGCCTTGCGATACTCAACCGTACTGCTTTTATAGCTTCTTCACGTCCTTTCAGGCTTTCTTCGTATTCCAAAAGTTCGCTTTCGGTCGTAGCTAAGAAATAGCCTTCGGAAGTTGCTATAAGTCCCGGTAGAAGGTCGTTTGTACGAATGTGGTTTATTATCTTCCTTAGCCGTGCCGCGTCTATCTTGTAGCTGTCACGTAACCGGGAAATAATATACTTATTCGTTACCGCGTTGGCTTTGCCTATCTTGGTTTTCAAGCCTTCAAGAATAATCGGAAGTATTACTTTCCTTTCGTATTCTGTCAGCGGTTGCGTTTCTTCTGAAAACCCTTTAATCATAGTGCTTGCAATTAAAAAGGTGTTTTGTTGAAACTAATCCGTAGTCCGGGTTTTGCGACGTGTACCGTTTTTCCGGTGGCTTTTGCTATTCCGTCCCGGAAGGCTACCGCGTCGCCGTTCCCTTCGCTTATATGTATCAATACTATGTTATTAACCCGTGTTAGGTCGTTAGCCTTCAACGCGTCCAAACAAGTATAGTAGCTTAAATGGCTTCTCCGTACTCGTTCTTTCAATACTTCCGGTATATAACCTTCTGTTACATTGCGTTCCAATATATCCGGGTCGTAGTTGCATTCAATTAATATGTTGTTCAACCCGGCAAATGTACAAGGCAAATAGAAAGTATCGGTAGCGAACAATACGCCGCCCGTTTCTTCATGCCAGACGTAGAAGCCCAACGGTTCGCGGCTGTCGTGCTTCGTGGGAAAGGGAATGATAGTAAAACCGCCCAGCCGTAAATGCTGGTAACTTCCGTTTTCCATCCTTATGTGGGTCGGTCGCCAGCAAGAATTAATCTTAGCGGCTTCTATCGTGCCTTTGGAAGCGTAAACCGGAACAACGTAGTTTAAAACCTCATTAATACGCCCGGCATGGTCGCCATGTTCATGGGTAATGAGGCAGCCTACTATTTTCTTTACGTTGTTGCCCAACGCTGCTAATACCTTCTTGAATGGTATTCCAGCTTCAAGTAGAAGGGCTTCGCCCGCGTTTTGCAAAACGTAGGCGTTACCCTCTGAACTTGAACCTAATACGGTTAATTCCATATTTAGAACAATGGTTTAGCGTTATTACTTCCGCGACCTTCCCGTGCTTGCGGCGGGTTAGCTGGCTCGCTTTGCGCCGTTTGTCCCTGCTGGGCTTGTATGGGTTGCCCGTCGATAACTCCAATAGTAGGCGCGGCATTCGCTTCTTCTTTTATTTCTTCGGCTACCGCATCCACTATCGGTACGCTGCTTTGTTCGTCTGCATCGCCGAAGTCGCACCCCGTAATGTACTCGTATAGGGCTTTCTTAGCCTTTCTTTCGGCTTTTCCGCGCAGTTGGTCGTGGCTGCTGTAATCATCCTTCTTTACGGTTGCAATAATGCTAAAGCCGTTTTTTTCTCCGTTATACTCATAGTTTATTTTGCAAGGTATTTCGGCGAAGTTCTGCGTTTGCCCCTTGTCGTATGAGGTATCAATGAAGTATTTTACGCCCAGCTTGCGAAGAAGCGAAGTATAACCTTCCTTAGTGGGGTACATCCTTTCGGCTATTATATTGAACTGGTTTCCGGTCGGAAGCAAGCCGATAGTAACCGCGTCTATGATGCAATCGCGTACTATGTCGCGGGTGTAAAGCGGAAGCGGGGCGCGCCCGCCGCTTCTTGCACGCCCGTTTCGGTCTGTAAGAAATCCTATTTTCGTGTTCATCAAAGGCATGAAAACCTTATCCATTACTTCGTCGGTCATGGCTTCGCGAAGAAGTGCTATTACGTTTACGGCTGTAAATGCCGCACCGAAGTTGCTTACGATCTGCAAAGCCGAAGCGTCCTTGCAGGCTAATTCAAACTTTTCTTTTGCTGCCAATATGGTAGCGGGTAAAGTGTTGGTATTCATACTATCGTTAGTTAATTGTTGTTCATTATGTCCTTTAAAAAGCTCTCTATTCCACCGCCTTTAATCATCTTTTCAAAAGCTATTTCGCGGGTTGCCCGTTCTACTATCGGCGCGGACTGCTTTCCGGTAAGAAGTTCTTTCAAGCCCTTTATTATGGCTCCATAATTTCCGCAAAAACCTACCATTACTCCGGTACTGTCTTCGCCGTTTTTATCTTTCGTATCTGTGTCGCAACCTACTACGATAAGACCGCGTGAACTGCTTCCGTTACATAATGGTACTAAATGCTTTTGCATTACTTCTGTGGTGGTCTTCAAAAAGTCGCTTTGGGGTTCTTCTTGGCTGCTTTCCGCTTGTTGCGTTTCTCCGTTTCCCGAAGCAAAGCAATAATAGTCACGATACAAGTCCGCAAAGTGTTCGGCTGCGTATTTCGCGAGCGCGGACGTGGGAAAGCAAAGCCGAGAGCCGATAAACGCAGACGTACTCGTAGCCGCGTTACTCGTATACGCGCACGAAAGCCCGGCATTTACATAACGGAATAGCGGGTAATACTTCCATTCGTTTTGGTCGTCCCAATTCGGCTTCCAACCGTTATTAAGTGCGCGGGTTATTACTGTCAGCTTGTGGTAGGCTAACATGCTTCTTTGGTCTTCCTTCGGGAAAATGTTAAATACTTCTTCGTTAATCGGTTGAATGTTCAAAACTCTACAAGCGTCCTCGTAAGACGCGATTTTCTTTTCTGTATTCATAAAGTTGTTATTTAAAAAAGTTAATAATAATGTTATTCTACTTTGAAGTCTTCGGTAGTTACTACCAACTTTACAAGCTGGCTAACAACCGGGATAAACTCGTTAATACTTTCTGCGTTATCCACGAAAATAGGCGCGCTAACGTTGTGGAACGTGCAAAGGGTGTTTATTATATCAAGCCCGGCATTAACTTTCCCGGCTTGGTTCTTATCCGCGTATTTTACCCCGTCAATAAGGCAAATGCAATCCGGTTCTTTTTCGCCGTTTACGAGCGTTTTGTACATCTTGAACTGAACCCGGCTAAACAATCCGTTTACGCGGCGTTCCACTTCCGTCATACGGGCTTTTATCAAGTCGGCTATTACTATTTCGCAGCCTTGTATTTCGGCGCGTTCCTGCGCCAATTTTGCGGCTTCCCCGTTTAGTTCGGCTATGCGCTTTTCGTTGGCTTCTATAATGGTGCGAAGGTTTAGCTTACGCTTTACTTCATCAAGCCGGGCGGTAAGGTTGGCTTTCCGTTGGCGTATCTCTGTTCTGCTTGCCGCGTCTTCCGCGTTGAAGGCTGGAAGCTGTTCGGAAAGTTCCTTTATTTCTTTTTCAAGCGCAACCCATTCCGGGAGGTCTTCTCCGTTAATATCCGGTTCGGTATTTACGCGGGGATTGTCATTCAAAACCTTTTGCAACGCTTCGCGGTCTTCTTTCGCCTTTGCTACGGCGGTAGTGTGGCTGGTTTCCAATTCGGCTAACGCTTTGTCTATCCGGTTGGCTTCTTCTTCCTGCGATGTTATCATTTCGTTTAACCGCTGACCGTCCGTGTTAATCTTGTTAAGGCGTTCTTCCCGGTCTGCATAGAATTTTTCGCGAGCGGCTTCCCGGTCGGTGTTATATTTTGCTAATGCTACCGGGTCGGCGCAAGCGTGCTTAAACAACGGGCAAACAAGACTTTCCGTAGCGGTAAATTCTTCGGCGTTTACTTTGTACCATCTTTCGCGTAGTTCGTTCTGCATTTGTTTGTAGCCTTCTATTGTGCTTTGCGTCCGTTTCTTCTCGTTCGTCAAACGGTCGTATTCACTACGGTAGCGGCTGGCTTCGCTGCGTTCGTCGTTTATAACCTGCTGTAACTTACGGTCGGCATTATTGTAAGTTTCGTTCTTCTTGAACGCTTCGTTCCTTGCCGTTTCCTTTGCCTTAAATACTAATGCGTGCTGGCTGCTACGTTTGTCATTTATGGCGGTTTGTACCTTAGCGGCAGCTTCATAGGCGATACGGTTGGCTTCTGCTGCTGATGCGGCGGCTTCGTCTATGTCGTTCAATTCTTTTGTAAGTTGCTCCTTTTTGGTGTTAAGGGCGGCATAGTCCGGTGTAAGCGGGGTAGCACGCGTTATTTCGTCAATACGCGTAGGTATCTTTTCCAATTCCTTCGTTATCTTCTCCTTTTGCGCTGAAATCTCGCGCTTATAGTCTTCTACCGTTTTCCCGCTAAGCCGTTCTATCAATGCGGCAAAGGCGGTATCGCCCTTCGCTATGTCTTCGTAGCTTACGCCCCCGGCTATCTGCAAAAGCATTTCGCGTTGTGCCGTCCAATGAAGGGAAAGGAAATAGTAGGGGTTGGTAATCATCTTGAAAACAGCTTCGGGTATAATTTCGTTTATACGTTCGTCGTATTCGCCTTTTGTTTTTAATGGTACTCCATTATAGAAGTAGTCGGTATGATGTCCCTTTAACTTCCTTTCCGTCTTTCCCTTCTCTGTTTTCCATTCTTCAACCAATACGCGACGGAGTTCTACGGTTTCAACACTTCCCGTTTCGGTATCTATTATTTCCAACGTTCCGGCTACCTCGTGTTCAAGGTCGGGAATAAAGTTACCTTCTGCGTCGTTGGTCTTAATTCCGAACTTACTATCTACGTTACCTTCACTGTCTTTGCCCCAAAGAAGCCATGTAAAAGCGTCCATTATGGTAGTCTTTCCCGTGCCGTTCCGTCCGCTTATGGTTGTAACTGTGTCGTTAAAGTCTATAACGACGTTGCGCAAGCCTTTGAAATTTACAAGGCTTAGACGTTTGATGATTGCTTTTTTGCTCATATTACTGATATTTTTGAAGTGAATAAAATCCCGCGTCAAGACTTACGGTTATTTTCTCTAATTTCTTCTTTTGGGCTGCATAGGAGCGTGCTATGCTGTTCAGGTAGCCCGTAAGGTTTACTATGTAGGTGCGCTTCTCTATGATGCAGTTTAGGGCTACGTCTAAGACGGCTTCCCAAACTTCCCGTACGCGTTCCGGCTGTACCGCTATTCTGTGCCGGATGATATATTCCGTTACTTTTGCCTTGCGGCTTTCAATCTCGGTTATTACCATTGAAAAATCACCTGTCCGGTATGCCTGCAATACAATCGCGCAAAATTGGATGGCGTTCAAATATTCTTCTTGTATATTGGAAACGCTTGTTCTCTTTCTCAAACGCTCCCTAATCCGTTCTTGAAATGTGTTACGATCTATTAGTTCTATCTGCCCGCTGGTTGTTTCAACTATACAGTATTTTCGGCTAATTTCGCGCGGGTCTATGTTCTTTTCCGCCGAATAAAGGAAACGTTTAAGGCTTCCGGTGTATTTTTCCCCGTTATCCGCCTTTAATATCAATGCGTTATTGCATGGTTTCAATATACGCGGTTCTACTCCCCGGCAGTAACTTCGTATCTGCCTGCTCTCCCTATTTATTTCATATTTAGAAAAGCCGGGAATGTTAATCCAAATGTTTTTAATCATATAGCTGTGTTTTAAAAGTTATTTCTTTTTGTTGCCTGCTGCCAGCTTTAACGCTAAATCAGCGTCAATAATCAGTAGCGCGCCTACTTGCGTTATCGCTGCATCAATCCGCCCGGAAGCCTTCAACCGTGCTGCGGTTGTCTTGGAACACCCTAATAGAATTGCAAGCCCTTTCAAACCGTACACGTAACGTTTCGCCGTTTTAGGCTTTTCCGGCTTCTGTGCCGCAGCTTCTATACGTTCGTCTATCGCGTCCATAAGTTCGCCGAGCGTAAGGTCTATTATTCGTTTCTTTGTGTCCATAGTCTAACTGTTTTCGTCGTCTTTAATGTCCGGTATTGTCTTCGCCGCAACCTTTATTGAAAGGGCGAAATTCGCAACTACAAGGAATACTGCCCATATAGGCGCGGTTTCAGTGTCAATGCTTAGAAGTATAAAGGAAACGGCAACCCAAGCAAGGGTAAGCCAGTTATACCACTTTAGCGGTTTCGTAAATTCTATGCCGATGGCTTTAAAAATCTTAGTCATAACTGCAAACTTCAAAAGGGTTATAGTCGTTTTCGCCTTTGCGCCTTCCTGTCGTTTTGACAATCCGTGTGATCTGCGCGCGTCTTCCTACTCTGAAAAAATCGCCGTTCCCGGTAAGTTCCTTCGGGAGTATAAGCAGAAGAAGGGCTACCGCTACGAATGTGCGTTTTAACGGGTCAAGGCTTACCGGAACATTATGCTTTGTACAGAACCACCAAACGCAAAGTTCCGTAGCCTTTTGTATGCCTACTTTCGCGTAGATGTTCCGGGCTGTATTCTCTACGGTGCGGGTAGAAATAAACAGAATGTCCGCTACTTCTTTCTTGGAAGCTCCCCACGCCAGCAAGTGCGCTACTTCGGTTTCCCGCCTGCTTAGTTCCACGTTTAGTTTCATACGTCCCAAATGTTAGCTGTTATTCCGTATTTGTTGAATACGCCTTCTACGGCTTTCGCTTGCGTTACTTTAGGTTCTATCTTTCCGTCCCGGTATGCGTAGAAACTGTTCCGGTTATTTATTCCCAAAGCGGCTTTAATTTCCGTTACCGCTATTTTGTAATCGCCTACACGTAACTGGTTCAACCCGCTAAGGAAGCCCTTGCTTTTTTTCTTATTTTCTGTTGTTACTACCATAATTGTAAAATTTAAAATTCATAGTGCGCGGGGGAAGGTTCGCCCTTCGTACGCCCGTAGCGTCCCGCGCGCGGTCTGTTTCCGCAGTCATCGGTTTATAGCCTTTACAAAGGGGATTCCTTTTCCGCTGGCTTATATATAGTTCCTCTGATTTGTATTAAGGTAATACGTTAATCGGAAGAAGAAGCGTTACCTATCTGCTTGTAATAGCTGGTATCTTCCATGCTGTCCATGTAGTTAAGCATACGCAAAAGTCTTTGCAGGTCTTCCGGGCTTAATTCCCGTTCTTCTTCGCTATTGTCGTCGCCATGCTTTCCGAATATCCTATGCTTTTGTATGTACGCTTCCGTGAACTCCTTTTGCATCCGCTTCATATCCTTTGTAAGCTGTTTATAGTGCCAATCGTACAAAGCCTGCAATTCTACGTACTGCATTTTGGTTAATTCAACGGTAACGTATCTTCTGCGCTGGCGGTAACTCATCCGCTTTTCGTTTGTTACATTGAAATAACATTGGGTAAACAAGGTAAATCCGTACCCGTTTTCCTTTACGTTGAAAGTGTACGGTTGTTTTTCTTCCTGCGCTTCTACTATTTCTTCCAACGAAACACCGTATTTGGCTAACAGTTGGTCTAACAAACGCCTTGCGTTTATGGCTTCGCCTTTCTCGCCGCGTTCCGCAAGGGCTTGTAGTTTCAGAACCTTGCTTCTAATGCTTTCAAAATCTTTATCCATATAGCTGAATATTAAAAGTAATTGAGTGAACTATTTTACGTAGAAAGTAACGCGAAGCCCGCGACGAAGGCAGCACTTAACTTTGTCTAATCCGGCTTTCAAAGCGCGTGTTACAAACTTATCGGCTAAAGTTTCGCCAATCAAATTCAGAAGACCGCTAACGCCTACCAGCTTGTTAATACGGTTGCCTTCGTTGTCTATTCCGCTTACCTTAATGCGGAAGTTCTTGTTAATGAATTTACTTGTATGTATCATATAGCTTTTATAAATTTCTGTAAATTAGCGTGTTTTTGTCATTGCTAAGTGTCTGCTTTTTGCTTACCTTTGCAACTGAACAACTAACACAATGCAAATGTATAGTAAAAGCATACAATATGCAAACTAAAAGTGTTCATATTTTAGCTGAAAGCCGATTTTTAACTTTTAGAAACAGTTACATTTATGGAAACAAGTGTAAAAGAGAGACTTAAACAATTTATAGATACGCTAAACATTAGCGAAAGGGAATTTTGCAGGCGCATCGGTGTGTCTTCTTCTTATGTTATGTCTATAAAAAAGTCTATTCAACCGGATAAAATGCAAGCTATTAGCATACAGTTCCCGGAACTTAATCCGCTTTGGCTTTTGCTGGGGCAGGGGGAAATGTTGTTACCTAACGAAAAGAAGGAAGGCGAACAACGGCAGAACGCAGGCGAGTTGCCTTCTTCCGAACTGTTGGCTAAGTTGCTGGAAGAAGCCAATAACGAAAAGTCGCGTTTGCTTTCAATTATAGAAAGCCAGCAGCGTACAATAGAAAGCCTTACGGATTTAAGCAAAAAAGCCAATGCCCAGACGGTAGAACATGCAGGATGTGCAAATGCCGTTTAGTATTTGGTCGCAAAGTTCCTAAATACTGAAAAGGCTTTCATAAAGTAGTATCACACGCACGTACTTATATGATAATAATATCATACAATCGCCGTATTAAAGTGATACGAAAGCAAGGCGATTTTAAGCCCATTTTCGCGTTATTTTATTTTCGCCTTATAACTATACCATTTTGGAACGAAACGCGCTTAAATTGAAAAATCAATAAAAATAACTATTAGCTATATGGTAGAAGTAAATGTAGATAAGTTTTATAGTAACCGGGCTTTGTATCCATTTATCCCGGAGGCTGTGTTTGATGCGTTGGAAGCTGCCTACTTGTCCGGGAATGAATGTGCCCGAATACCGGAAGGGGAATATAATACAATGATGTCTAACCTTAAACGTGCGAATTTATGCCCCGTACAATAGCCAAGCCTTCGACTATAAGCGAAGGGATAAACCGCCGCTTTTTTGAAGCAATTGAAGCGATTGTAAGTTTGGGTAAGGTTAGCGCGTTGGAAGCGTTTTGTACGCTTTACGATTTAAGTGCGCCGCGTTATAGGGAAATGCGGCTTACTTATGGCGTTTCTCCGAAGCCCGGCTACCAATCACGTTACAAGAATATAGAAGTAGAAGCGATCTATTCGCTGGTCGTTAATTATCCAATTTCTTCACGCTGGCTTATAACCGGGCGCGGTAAAATGCTTATTGAATAATGAAATTCTCTATTAAGTACCAATTATCGCCGCGAACGGAAGGGGATAGGCTTACGGAAAACGTGCCTATACTTTTGCAGGCATTCGTGTGGATTTGCGTTCTGGCTATGTAATAGACGCGGAAAAGTGGGACAATAATAACGCCTGCGTGAAAATCGGTGCAAAGAATAGTTTCAACCAAACGGCAGGCGAAATAAATCGCGCTCTTACAAACCTTTCATCTATTGTTGAAGAAGTCTTAACCCGGTTTGAACTCGACAACCGCAGAACGCCAACAGCGAAAGAATTTAAGGCGGCTTTCGATGAAGCCGCCGGAAGGAAGAAGAAGGAAGTAACGCCGGACTTCTTTACTGTTTTCGACAAATTTGTAGTAGAAGCTGGTACGGCTAATAACTGGGTTCCGGCTACCTATACGAAATTTAGTAGTTTGCGTAAACATCTGTATGCTTATATGCCCCAGCAAATACTTAACCAACTGACAAAGGAAAAGCTACAAGGCTTTGTTAAATACCTGCAAGACGCGGGACAAATGAATACGACCGTAAGCAAGTATATGAGTTATGTACGTTGGTTTCTCCGCTGGGCTTGTAACAACGGTTACTATAATGGGCTTTTGCATGAACAATATAAACCGCGTTTTAAGGGGATAGACTGCAAAGAAGTTATTTTCCTTTCATGGGAAGAACTGCAACACTTTCTAAACTATCAATTTCCGGAAAACCGCAGTTCTTTGTCGTGCGTACGTGATGTATTTTGCTTCTGCTGCTTTACCGGGTTGCGATATTCCGATGTAGCCCGGTTACGTCCCTGCGATGTCAAACGGACGACAAACAAGCCTTTTATATCTATCGTTACTATGAAAACCGAAGACCGTTTGCATATAGAGCTTAACAAATACGCACTTCAAATACTTGACAAATACAAAAACATTCATTTCCCCAAAGGGTTAGCCCTTCCGGTTATCAGTAATGCGAAAATGAACGAATACCTTAAAGAAGCTGCCGAAATAGCCGGAATAAAAGAACCCGTTAGAATAGTGTTTTTCAAGGGAAACAAACGTTATGAAAATGTTTTGCCAAAGTGCGAACTTCTTACCACGCATAGCGGAAGAAAGACGTTTATCTGCAACGCTATAAGGCTGGGTATTCCTACTAACGTTATTATGGAATGGACGGGGCATAGTGATTACAAGGCAATGAAGCCGTATATAAAAATAGTGGATGCGGTTAAAGAGGAAAATATGTCTAAATTTGACACCTTTTCCGAAGAAAGAAGAAGCAATAGTAAAAAATAGAAAACCCGAAAAAGTACCCGAAAATGGCTTTACTATTTGGGTACGGTCGTACTCAATCAATAGCGTAAAATCCTGAATATTCGGCTATTTATGAAAATGTGATAACAGTTGATTATATTTGAATATCTTGGGCTTAGAGCCGCTCAAACCAGGACTTTCGGATTCCTGTACCGACTCTTCCAACCC